GCACTTTAAATTCTTGTCAAAGCCTTTGTAGGCGATAATTTTCTTTTCCATATTGATTTGGTTTAGTTAATCTTTATAATTCTCCTCGAAGTGAGGGCATATCCCTGTTTCCTCTTGGTACTTCTCTTGTACCCACCACATATAAGCATCGGGAGGGTCTGGAAGATACCGCTTGCAGTAGTTACTTAATTCACATCCAACACCCCTGCAATAGGCGTAGTCTGCATTGATATTATCTGGCATAATCACTTTCGGTTTGAATTACCCGTTATTGTTACTCTTCTTGTGATAGCGTGAAGCCTATCAATCACTCTATCTCCATACTTAGCTTTCAAATGATCTTCATCTAAATTGGTAGAGAATATTAGTAGCTTGCCGTCACGTTCCGCTGCATCAACGAGTTCTGCAAATGGCACTCGCTTGTTTCCGTAGATATTTGATACATCCTCCGTTCCCACGTCGTCAATGTAGATAATGTGATATCGGATAATATCATCGGGTGACTTGTTGAGTTCGTTTGCCGTGCAGATTGTTATTATCTTACGGTAATAGTGATAGAGAAGTAAAGGAATAATCCTCATACCTATCAGCGATTTACCAACACCGCAATTTCCAACAAGCATTAAGCCTTTACCTTTGTTATCAGTGAGCCACTGAACTATCTTCTCATAGTCAGCGTTCCACTTTGCAGCATCACCGCAAAAGTACTTTAATCCTCCTTTAAGGTGCGTTTCTGCATTTGGTATGCTAATTTGCACTTTATCGGGTAACGGCTTATATGTTGTATCTCGTAACCGCTCAATGGCGGATTTGAAGTCTATTTGTTCCATTTACCAATCACTATCTTTATCGTAATTCATTTCAGATGATTTAAGGGCGGTTGATGGAGTCGATGTTTTTAGTTCAAACAATCCGCTCCAATTATTTGTCATACTCTGTTCGATAATAAGCGTTGCCTTCTCCGCATTACCATCGCTAAACTTTTTCAGTTTCTTATAACAAAGTTCAAGATCACATTGACGTTTGAACATTTGGTTTTTAGACCGTTTATATTTAAGCCATTCCTCAAATGGCTTTCTGAATTGTGGTTCAATGAAAGAGTAATCAAAAGAGTTCTTCTTTGTAACCTTTGCCTTTTCTTTGTTTTGTTTTTGTTTCGTTTTCGTTTCAGAAGTATTCAAAGTTTTCTCGTAAAACTCATAATTACAGATACTTATTAAACTACCTCCTTTGTTACCTTTTTGTTTCGTTTTTGTTTCACAAGCACCAAGAGTTTCCAGTTCGTTAAGCGCATCAGAAACGCGCCTTGTGCTTAATTCGTTATCTTCAGCCATCTGTCGAAGCGTGGTCTTGATATTACCATCGTTATCAGATATGAAAAGTAGATAGAAAAAGAATTGCGCAACTCTATGAGATGAAAATTTCTTGTACAGTTCTTTAGGTATATTCATTTCAAGTATTTCATTGGGTTAACTACTGCGTCGCCAACACGAGGTTTGAAGTGTTCGCATTTAAGTAGTGTGCTTGCCACCTCACGCACCTTTGTTACGGTACATTCAGAAACTATAGGATTGACGGGTATTGACCGCATTAGATAACCATATTTGCAGTCGAAACATTTATGTGGCTCAATTGCGTTTTTTCTTGCCATATTATACTTCTTTGTGGCACCATGCGTCAGTGCATCTCCAATACCCTGCAACAAAAGCGTCTATGAGTGTTGCGTTTGGATGTTGTTTTATCCACTGCTCTGCATGGAGTTCAATTTTACTTTTTGTACTCATAGTTGAATAAGTTTTAATTATGCGCTTTAAGCTGGATCCGAACCATCTTTCTACCTAATCTGTCGGGCATACTGTGATGCTATTGCTTTAGCCTTATTATCATTAAAAAGGCTACCGCTGTATCGGAAGCCTTTTGTTGGTAGTCACGAACTTTATACATCATGTTCAAACAATATTGGTAGTCTTCTAAATATCTCATTCTCGGGAGTGCGAAATTCTTTATCCCATTTTCTGCCCAAGATAGTAAACATTGACAAGTCTATATTTTTTAAGAACTTTTTAAAGTTATCCTTTTGACTATCAAATATCATCAATCGGTTGGACTTCATAGAAGATAAAATCTTATTAAGCATCTCATTTTTGAGTATATTTTTTAGCGACATCCAATCGCCAACATCTTTTGGTGCTATGGATACGCCGTCAAGTTTACCAAAGGCAATCCAATTGAGATTGAGATAATTGTATAAGGCATATCCAGACGTATAAGCATATAAATTTTTAATATTAGGATATTGTCCTCTTAATCTGTCTATAAATTTATATAATTCGTTATACAGAAAAGGGTCGCCGCCTGTCAGGCAGACAGTGTTAGCAGATTTTAGTTCGGCAACCGTAACTACGGGTAATGCGTCTATATCATAGAGCTTGTTACAACACATCGGGCATTTCTTACCACACTCACTAATTGTATATAAATGGATTATATTTTTCATATCCTTATCCCTTTCTCTCCCTCAATTTATTGACCAAAGTAGATTGATTTGTTTGTCGCTTCTTTGGCTTGTCTGATTTCTTTTTCTTCAAATAATACATAGTCAATGTAGGCGGACTCGAACCACCACCAACAGAACCAAAATCTGTTGTGCTACCATTACACCATACATCGTTTATCGGTCTTTCCCGATTGTCAGAACTACGAAACTTACGTGTCCAGCTCGTTCCACACGTCTGTCCTTCCGTGCGCTGGTATGAATCACTAAGATTCGTGCTTTGGGCAGGACTCGAACCTGCATTTACGTCTAAATCATATCCTAATCTTTTCGCAGAGGGATTCGAACCCACCATCTTGTACTTCGATTCTTCTACGTCTCGATTAACTGACGCGTGCTACCATTACACTATGCTACTTCGATTAAGAGTATGTGCGTCTACCAATTCCGCCACCAAAGCAAGTGTGGGGACGCTTCCCCACGAGCTAAACTATTAAAACCTTACTGAAAAATCATTTCTCAATGAAAGGTATCTCCGGAGCTATCTCCTTGATGGCTGCAATCTGCTCATCAATGATAGTGTCCAAAGTCTGGTCCACCACTTCCTGCGCACCGGGCGACACAAGTTGCACCGTGACATCATGCCCGTCGATGGTGGCGTAGGTCTCTATCTCAATAGTCTTTGCTGCTGTACCCTTGAAAATCGGCAGCACAACAGAGAAACGGTCGGGCATGTTAGAATCCACAATCTGCGAGTAGTTGTCAGTAAAAGAGCCGTTTTCTTTGCGGTCTCGCTCGTAGTCGGTGTTGACCTTTGCCTTGAAGTTCTTAAAGACCGACACCAGCTTCATGTTTTCGTCACGGTTGGAAAAATAAGCGCGGTTCATCTTGATGAACTGGCTCAATACAAGAGGATCCCAAGCGTGACCATCGTTGATGTGGAACGCCATAAACTGACGGGATAGCTGGAGCTTTCCGACAACGACCATCTTGTTCCGTGCGTCCGTCTCGTTGGCGATAAGCGTCATGGAGAGATTATCCCTGTCTACGATGATGTGTGTGTGTTCGTGGTTAATCTGACCCTTACATCCCCACCGCTTTTCGAGGAAAGAGAATATCGAGGTGATAGTACCGGTGATGTTGACCTTTTCAGGTTCAAGCACAGGAAGCTCGTTCACTTTGTCCACTTCACGGATGACGACCTCCGCTTTCGTTACGCCTTGTCCGAGATTGATTTGCATTTTTTCGTTCTGCATGATTGAATATTTTTAAATGGTTGTTACTCTGCTTTGCGCATTTCCTTAAAGATTGTTGGGGATAATTCTTCTTTCGTCGCAGGGCGGCTTGACACAAGCACACCCTCGGCATTGTAGAAGCAAGCCATGCGCTCGTCCTCATCCACAATCTTGTAACATTTCTCGGTAACGACACGGCTCTTTGCCTTGATGTCGCCAAGAAGTTTCTTGATCTCTTCCTTGAGCGGTTTCAATTCGAGGTTCACTTCCTCCTTGTAGTCTTTAATGGCTTCATTGAGGTCGTTGATTTTGATAGACTTCTCGGCAAGTTCCGTCTTTTTCTTTGCCAACTCGTCGGCATCAAATGACTTACTGTAATCCATTTCGACTACTTCGTCTGCATTGTCAAGGAGGAACTGCTTGCGCTCTTCCAAGTCCTTGATGTCTTGTCCTAATACTTTCTGCATAATTTTGTTTGTTTATAGTTTCCGAGAATGTGTTTTACTTCTCATCTCTTACCTGTTTACAAATGTATTTCCGTTTAACCGCCCCTCGTATGCGGTTTATACGAGGGGCTTAATTAAAAGGCAAATCATCTGATTGCCCTTGTTGCTGCGGAGCCGCTTGTTGTGGCGTAGGCTGACTACTTGCAGGAGCAGGCTGCGTTTGTTGCGTAGTCTTTGCACCTTCATGTATTACGTTAAAACACGTTACACGATTATAGAACTTACCTTGCCATTCGTTCGTGTTGAAGTCAAGTTGAACAGTCACCATAAGTCCTTCTGCAAGCTGAAACGAGTCGATTCTCTCTTGCCCAAAGACATTAAATACTATTGATTGATTGTAGCGTTGCCCGACTTCTTCAATAACAAAGTCTTGGCTAACCCAGTTCTTCCCATTTTTCGTTCCAGAATTAGCAGGGAGTACCTTTTTTATTACACCTTTGAAATCCATTTGTTTTATATTATTGCTTTCGCATTACTGATTTGATTGATTCTATCTTTGAAATACTCAACCGCCAACTGTGTGCGTTCGAGTAATTGATGTTGTATTTCTTCGTCCTTTGGTATGCGGAGAACTTTTAACTGCTTGCTTCTTGACATTCGTGGGTCGTATGAAACAAAATCTCCAAACGACACACCAATACCTGTTTCACGTTCAACGCAAATCATATTGTATTGAATCTGACAGTAATATTGAAGGTTGTCCTCCTTCAAATCCTCCGCTTTCTCATATAAGAAATGTGTTAAATGAACGGCAGGATTAAACGGACACTTAATTTCAATTATCCCTCCCGAACGGATAATGCCGTCCGGACTGCCACCTGCAAACTTCTCAAATTCCTTAAGAGGAACAAATGGAGCATCAAGTACTTCATTCTCTGTTTCCTCTTGATAGCGAGTGCGAGCAGAATCTTCCATAAGTGTTCCCCAATCCATAGCACGTGAACGTGATGCGCTATCCTCCATATATTCAAGGAAAGCATCGTTGGGCATAAACTGCTCGGCAATCTTTTCGTCAAAATATGAGAATGTTCCTTGCGAAAAGGGTACTTCCTTTGTGCGTACTCTTGATTTTGGGTTATCTTTTTTGAATTGTTCAAGTTCTTCCTCAGTCATATCCTCCTTGTGATTAGCAAGGAGGATATATATTTCAGATGCAGTTAGCTTGCCTTTACGTGAAAGATACCAATCTGATGTTCTTTGGAGGTCGTTCATTATTTCTTATCCTCCTTTTTTTTCTCGGTCTTTCCCTCTTTTTCTTCTCCGAATAGGTCTTTTGAAGGGTCAACCTCCTCTGCCGCCGCTTCAACAGGCTGCGCTTCGTTATCAACATACTCTGCATCGAATACATCAATATTGAGTTCCTCGACATTATCAGAGTTTGTTTTAACTTTCGCTTGGTCAAACTTAATAGCCGTTTGCATTGCAACCGACTTAGGAGCATACTTTGAAAGAAGAGCCTTGACGACTGTCTTTTTTGCCATTGAAAGGTAATCAGTCTTCCATGGGCTATTGTAGCCAGAGCGATATGCTTGCGAGAATTTTTTTGCGTGTGCTTCAATTTCTTCCATGGTCCAGAAGATGGTCTTACTGAAGCCATTAATAAGGTCAAAGCGAGCCATAACACCGATAGGTTTGTCAGACTTCTTTGCATCTTCATCGAAGACATATTCGCCAGTAAAGCGGTTTTTGCTCACAAGTTGTCCTTCGTACACCACCTCGTCGATAATATTCTGAAACTCTCCGCTTCGCATAGCAAGTTCCAGAATACCCTTGTACCCTATCTGAAAGGTTGCTGTGTTTTTGTATGGAAGGATATAAGCCATACCGAGCGTTGGAACGACAGGAAGGTCGAGTGTTGCTGCAATCATTGCCGATGAAAGAATAGACATTGGCTGACACATTCGGAGTTGCTTATTTCCGTTTGCCACTGAAATGACGCTGGAAATGAATGCGGATGCTTTCTTTTCGCTTCCAAGAACCTCGTTGAGTTTCTTTGCTACTGCGCTTGAACTCATCAAGGTTTGTAGTGTTTGTGGTTGTTGGGTTGTTGTTACTTGATTTTCCATTATTTTATTTATTCTTTTAATTATTAATACCTTTGTCCGATTGATACATAGCCTTCCTTTATTGTTGAAGAAAGGAAAAACTTTCCGTTTCCTGGTCGGCTATTAGCAATGTCATTCTGCCTTGTTCTTTCTGCTGCCAAAGCGTTATAATTATACAAACCTTCCTTAACGTGCAGATACTTTCCACCTCCGCCAACCATATCAAATAGTTGGCGATAGGTGTAAATTCTTTCTCTAATAATTTTCTCCTTCATTTATATTCTGTTTCAATTCCTGTTTTATATCGTTATAAACTGTCTTAAAACTTTCCTTTTCTCTCCAAATATACTTGACAATAATAGCGGTGCAAACAACCGCACCAACCACGAAAAATATATGTATCACCATATTTTTTGTTAAGAGCCATACGCCCATTTTTCAAAATCTCCTTGACGAGGGAAAGCTGGGTCGCACCCAGAGTCAACGTTTCGCCACTCGTCATTGTCGTAGGCTGATTGCCAGCATATCGAAGGGTCAGCTTTTTCTGATAAGAAATCCTCTATCGATTTCTCTATATTGGGATATTCTTTATCACCGTAAATAACAACCTCATACTCGTTGCTACCAAAGGTTGATATTTCAATCTGAATGTTATCGTTCACAATAAAACGACACGTGCAACCCTTAAAGTAATTAAGGTTATCACCATTATAGTAGCTTTCGTAAGCAGCGTCTTCAATCTCCTCTTTGCACTTCTCTGCCAAATCGGCTATGCGTTTCTTCATAATTAAAGTATTTATAAAAGTAGTACGCACGCCCTAATCGAATAGTAGTAACCTTATTTCAGTTACAGCGTGCGCTTTGGTGTTGTAGACCACTATAATCAGGAATTGAACCTGAACTGTTACCGAACCTCCACCAACGAGCAGGAGTTGAACCTGCATTGATTCTTTATCAATACCTTTATTTATGATAAAAGCATCGACTTATAGCATTAATACATAACTTAGTGATTCCTGCTGCCCAAACAGGCTACTCAAAGCGTTAAAGGACAATACGCACTCTTATTACATATATATTATAATCAAATTTAAGCCGCCTAATCGGTCCACCATGAGGTTACGGCATTTCTGCTACTCATAGCACCTTTCGGCTTTATTGTTTCCATAATGTCAAAGAACACCGTTCAATAATCGTGGACGGTAAGGGGTCGAACCTTAATAGCCCTAACTTTGCTCCGCCCATTGGTGGGATGCTCATCACGAGTTAACCACCATCTGAATCTTAATCTACAAACCTAAATCTATAACTAAGGTAAAAAACACTACACAACTTTATTTTTAATAACAAGCTTATCAAGGTCGTTAACTTCATAAAGAATATGCCCTCCGACCTTATAAAATCGCAACTGACCTGTTTGGCGAAGGTTTCTCAAAAACCTTTCCTTACAACCAAGATACTTTTCAGCTTCATGATTGTTGAGCCATCTTTTTGAAACCTCGTTTACTATTGTATGTACATTTTTTGCCATTTTACTTGCTTTATTTATATATTATATATACCTTTGCGGAAAACGTATGTCATATACGTTTGCAAAGGTAGTATATTTTTTATATACTCACAAATATAATACATAATAAATGTACGCTTTAACGTTTATTAATAATATACTTATAATGATAGACAAAAAGGATGCTTACATAACGGTAGGGATGTAATAGGAAGCAAAAACACCTTATCTTAATAGCTGTCAGCAAAGAAAAGTTGAAATCTAAGTTCTGTATATTAGTTAACTATAAGAAGTTACTTTTAGGAAATGTGCGATATATAAATAGTAATTATAAACAGCAATTGTACTTATAATGTTAGACGTTAGCGTTTATACATTATATACAAACCCTTCTGAGCACACGTACATACTAATATGAAAAGATAAACAATTGATGATATGGAAGACAGATTTAATGCAATTTCTAAACGGTTCATAGAACAATTGAAATTAAAAAACATATCCTCTTCTCGAATGATGAAAGATGGTGTAATAAAATCGAGAGCGTCAATCACTAATATACGCTTTGGACGGCAAGGGGTCAGCATGAAAATGTTGGAAGATTGCGCAAGGCTCTATGGTATTAATAAGACGTACGTGTTGCTTGGAAAAGGCGGCGACAACATCAATAGTAATGGTGGTCCAATAATGATGAATACATCAAACTCCACTATCATTGGTTCTAACAACAACGGAAGTTCTAACACGAAGATTTCAACAGCGAAGTCTGTCGGCTCTTATTTTAGAGAAGAACTTATCAACGTGCCTTTTGTTCAACAGGATGCAGCAGCTTCTTTTATAGAGCATTTTGGAGACACCGAAAATTCTTTCACAGAGTTTTACGGGGTTATGCAGGAGGAAGGAGAGGATGTTTCAAATGGTAAATACGTAGTGTTTCAGATAAAAGGGGATAGCATGTCTCCAAACATCCCAGACAGCTCAAAAGTTCTTGCACAAATGGTTGATACATCAAAATGGGAAGAGGTCAACGGCGTTATATTTGTGGCATACGGTAAAACGCTGACAATAAAAAGAGTTTTGAAGAACTCTTTATATATAAACAACACAATTACTCTAAAAGCAGATAACCCTATCTATGGGCAGATAGACGTCGCCAGAAAGGAAATTAGAGGTATATGGAAAGCCGAAAGGATTGTTAGTCAAAAAATAAAATAAATGATGATAGATGAAACAGTTTTAGCACAGTCCGTATCATCAGACAGAAGTGCAATTACGGATTCAAACAACAGAGGAAATGCTGGGCGTGATATTATTAATAATTATGGCACAGATGATTTTTACAAGGGGAAGGTTCCAAGGCAGATTGATATTATCAAAAGCCAGCGTGCCGTAATAGAGAAGTTGCAACGTCAAATTGATAGAATGCAAGACCAGATGGAAGAGTATCAGTTTTCAAAAGCGCAACAGATTAAAGAGCAATTAATGCAAATGTTACTTGATGATCGCGATATGCTCCGTAATCGTTTTATCAACGAAGACAGTACAAATAATAGTACCCATAAGAAGAAATGATATTCAAAATCAATGATTATCAGAGCTTTACAGATTCACGAAAAGGCTTCCCAAGCCTGGGAGGCGGGTTCGATTCCCGTATTCCCCTCAACCACATCCACCCATGAAA